TAGCTCTTGATTGCGTAAGTAGTACCGACAGCCTGGAACCAGAGGTTCGGGCCGACTCCATCTCGCTGGTACGTCCATGGCAACGAATGCTGGCCGCGTGTCGGATTCGACCCACCGCTGATGAGGCGGCTTGTCACTGGATCGTGGTTGAGCACGAGATGCACCGCTTCGCTCATCCGAACCGCACGCCGGAGCACCTTGTCCGACGCAGGATCGATGCCCTGACCATTGACAACACCATCAGGATCGGCCTTAGCCAGACTGTGAATCGTGAAACCGTTACGAATCACGCTCACGTGGTCAAGCTGAAGATCCTCAGCATCGGGTATGTAATCGTCAAGTGTGATGGCGATGTACGGATACTCCTCAGGCCCAACCTCCTCCAACACCATTGACGGGAAGTTCCCGGCCCACACATGGCTGGCCGGTACCTCGTCGTATTCCAGCGGTACGTACACCTCACCGCGAAGCGCTGCCCTGGCCTGATCCAACGGCACCCTCCGCTCGTAAACAGTGCTGAGAGCATCGTTCACTTCACGGATGATGGCCGACTCGATCATGTCGAGCAGTTCCTCGGTGCCGACGAGTTCTTCGGACAGGTACGGACTCATCCTGTCGTCGTCTCCTCGGGCGGGCCGTACAACGGCGGGAATCCCATCGGATCTGCTGTCACGTGTACTGTCGAGAACCCAGCTTCTAGCACCCGCACTGTGTCAGCCGCAGGACGTGGGATCAACGGCAACGCTGCTTGCACCTCCGGGAGCATCCTCGTCGTATCGTCTATCAGGAGCTTGCGAAGTTCCTTCAAGTCCTCCGCACGGTCCTTGTACGCCTTCGTCTCCCTCTCACCAGCAGAGAGCGAAAGCACCTGCTTCGACCAATAGTCGATGCCAGGGATGATCAGGTCGAGCGCGAAACGCTTGCCAAGATAGCTGACAAGAACAGGGTCAAGTGCCTCCTGCTCCGTCTCATCGAGGGGCGTACCGAACGCTCGATAGAGCAGCACGTTCAAACGGCGTTCGAGGGCAGGCTCACCGAACGTCGGAGTATCCAACAGCTTGTCCCACGTCTCGGGAAGCTCGTCCCTTGCCGCGAGTGCGATTGGAGAATCTGCGAGCGCCATGATTATGCCCTCTTACGTGTCATCAGTGCTACTCGTTGGCCTTGTCCAGCGAGCCTGGCCCCGCTTCCGGGGGCTTCGGCTGTCGGTCGCGACGGCCACGGCGGCGCGGGGTGCCGCTGCCCTTGATGTCGCCCTTCTCTTCGTCCTCCTTGGAGCCGTAGGGGATCTGCGGATCTCCGGTGCCGGTGATTCCCTCGCCAGCCACGACCGGGCCGTCCTCCGGCACCTCGCGCGTGGCAATGCGAGCCGACGCCTTCTCCGGATCGCCGTCCTGCGGGTCGCTGCCGACCCTGCCTGCTTGGCGATCCACAGTGGACTCCCCGTAGCCGATGTTGTAGCCAGTAATGCGCTCACGCGGCTCGTCTCGCTGGTCCTCGTACTCCTTGATGCGGTTGATCGCCGCTGAGGGCAGGTGCCGCATGGCACTGAGAACGTCGTCCTCGTCCATGTCGTCGTAGCCCGCGAAGGGAGCACCGAGACGCCTTCCGGTGTCGCTAGTAGCGTCATCGCTGGTCTTCTCCAGAACCTTGCTAAGCGAATCGGCAAGGGAACCTTCTCCGGAGTCCAGTGCTTCCTTCCAGTCGTCCGCGACCTGATCGTCAGGGACGACCTCATCGCGGTAGAACGTCTGCCCGAGGCCGTTCTGGTAGATGTACGAGCCATCCGGCTGCGGGAGCTTGTTGATCGTCTTGTGGACAGTCAGTTCGTCCACTAGAACCTTGTAACCCATCTTGTCACCTCCTTTCTAGGGAAGTCGCACGTCGCCGTAGAGGAACGCCTCCGGCCGCTTCAGCCGCACGATGCGACGGCTTCCCTGGCGCAGCAGGCGCGTGTAGACACCCTCGCCCTTGAGGATGATCTCGGACTGCGGACCCGGCAGGAATGATGTCGAGTCGGGTCCGGTCTTGATCTCGACCGGGCCGTTCAGCGTCTCCGCGATCCCACCGAACCCCGCGATGCTGTAGGAGGTGGTGATCAGGATGTTGCCGACCGGCAGGTAGCGCGTGTGCGCGGACGGTGACTTGTCGCCACCCACGGACTCGTCGCGGTATGCCTCGTTGGTCGGCACGAACTCCACGCCCGCAGGCAGGAGCTTGAGCACGTCATCGAGGGTCGGCATGAACGGCTGCCCCACATCCACGTTGAAGTAGTTGCGGAGCTTCTGGTTGGTCACGATCAGTTCGGCGTCGTCGTCGCTGAGGTGAACGAACTTGCCGGGGCTGCCAGCATCATTGCTGACAGTCTTCAGCCAGGTCTTCAGATCGTTGACGGGATCGCTGTTGGTCGTGTCCGTCCACGACACTGCCGTAACAGGCCGATGGCCCGACGGCAGCGGGTAGTCGATCACCAGAGCGGTATCCCGCTGCTGGTATTCGAGTGTCACCTGTCCTGAGAATGCACCCCAGCGCATCCATTCGGTCAGGCGCTCGTTGCGTCGTTCGAGGATCTGACCGATCTCGACCAGACGCCGTGCCTCGCGGGCGGCAAGAGTGTCACCACCTTGCGTCAGGATTTCCCAACGCCTTGGCGAGATGCGGTGCGCCTCGTCCAGATAGGCAAGCTCGATGACCTCCTCGCGCTCCTCACGACCAGTGATGTCCATGAGCGGGATCGACGCCTCAGGGGCACGGAACTGGCCAATGCCGAACGCATGGAGATCTTCGACTCGCATGGAGACGTACTGGGAGTCGGTGTCCTGCATCGGTGCGATCTGCTCGCCCCGGAACGGCTCCGTTTCCATCTCCGTCTCGACCGGACCAACAATGCTGTCTGTTAGTGCGGCCTGATCCATGATGTCGTCAATAACGGCCAACTGTCTTCACCTCCTTCCTAAGTGAACTTGCAGGTGGGCAGAGCGGCGCGGATCGCTGCCTGGTCCGTAGCCCAGCCAACAATCCTGTCACTGCGGAACCACTGGCCGTGGTGCCACATGGCGGCGGGAGCGTCGGACTGCGACGTGCCGTCAGGGAACCTCACCGTTGCCGAGAGGATGCCCCTGATCGGATCGGTCGTGCCGTCCGCCGTCACCCACTTCTTGTACTGCTTGGTCACCGTGTCCTTGCGGAGCGGCGTCCCGGCGACGAGCGTGCGCTCGCCGTTGCCGTCAGGAGCGACGGCCGTTGCGTCGAGCACGATGGATGCCGCGACATCAACGTTGACTTGATTGACAAGGATCTCCAGATCCGCGCCAATCTGCTTGGAGGTACGAATATTCCAGGCCACTACTCGTCACCTCCACCGGACACGACACCGTGGCGGTTGTAGCGACTGCGAGTGCGGTTGATTGAGCGGCCGGTGATCTTCTCCAGATTCTTCCGGTGTTCGTCGCTCGTCTCGCCGCCCTCTTCGCCGCCATCCTCCGGCCGACCGTGATCGTCGGTAAGAGTGATGTCAGACAGTTCCAGCTTGCCCTCGTTGTTGCGGGGCAGTAGCTCCACGAACTTGCGCAGAGCACCGGCGACCGACATCTCCTCTCGGCCTGTCGCTCCTGTTGCCATCTCACCTGAGAGGCCCAGTTCGGTGTCAGACAGCAACACCGCCCCCGGCTCCTCGGAGTCCGGTGACAGCAGGGCGCGGCGGTAGAACTTCAGCAGGCCAGGAGCTTCGGAGAGGCCAATGCTGCCAAGAGCCTTGACTTCCTCCTCCACGGTCTGCTGACGGCTCGTTGCCTTGAGAGTGTCCCTCTCGGACTTGAGCGGATCGAGTTCGCTGGTGTGCTCGCGCAACAGCACAGCCTTCGCGTCGTCGCTGAGTTCCAGCTTCTCGATCTCCTCAACAAAACCCACGGTTTACACCTCCTTTGTGTGAACTATCGCGACAGCAAGAGCCGCCGCTGTTGGCGAGCAGCCGCCACCTTGCCCTCGGGAGTCGTCGTGTCATACAGCGGCACGATCTTCTCCTTGGGCTTGGGCGGCGGTTCCTTCACCGGCTCGGGAGCGCTCAGGCGTTCCCAATCCGACGTTGCGGACAGCAGCACGCTGTCATCGGCCACCTCGATGTACGAAGCCAGGAAGACGGCTCCGTTCGATGTGTCCTTGACCGCGACTCTGCCATCAGTACTGACGTTCTGCACGGCGAACTTCTCACCGACATCACCGAGCATGCCC